TGCCGGATGGCCCTGCCGAGTTCAGCGGTGTCGATATCCTGCACGTCGCGCAGAAGGTTTGTGCGCCCTATGGCATCGTGGTGCGTGCTGATGTGGATATCGGCGAGACGTTCGATCGGCTGTCGAAATACCCGCATGAGACGGCGCTGTCGTTCCTGGAAAAGGCAGCGCGGGAGCGGGCGTTGTTGCTGGTCAGCGACGGCGTTGGCGGCTTGCTGCTCACGCGCGGCGGCAGCAGTGACGGGCCGTCGCCGATCACCCGGCCCGGCAATGCCCTGGGTGGTCGCTACACGTCGAGCTGGCAGCAGCGCTTCAGCGACTACTATGTCAAAGGTCAGAGCGATGGCCGCGTCTCGCGCGGTGCTGCAGCAGCTCCACTGACGCCTGCGACGGTTCCGCCCAGTGCTGCGCCAGCTGATATGCCATGGATTGTCTACTCACCATCCCCGGCCAACATCATCGCCACCGGGCACGCCCGCGATCCGGAGATCACGCGCTATCGGCCGACCGTGCGCCTGACCCGCAGCCAGTCCGGCATGTCGACCACGCAGGTGCAGGCCGATTGGGCGCTGCGCGTAGCGAAGGGGCAGGGCGAGAAGATCGTCTACCCTCTGTTGGGATGGCGGGCTGGTCCGGCCAATGCGCTCTGGCGCACCAACGCGCGTGTGACGGTGACCGACGCCTATGCCGATATAGACAAGCCGATGCTGATCGCCGGTGTGCGTTTCATGATGTCTGAGCGTGGGCAGATGACCGAGCTGCGTGTGGCGGGGATCACCGCCTATGACCGGATCAACGAGGCGGAGAAGCGTCGCCACCGCACCACGAACGCCCCCGGTCAGGCCGTGGTGCTCACGCCGGATCAGGCCGTGCCGTGAGCGAACAGCTTATCTTCGACTTACGCTCGATCATCGTCGAAGGCATTGTGCTGGCGATCAATGACGCGGGCATTGTGCAGACCGTCGATGTGCAGACGCATGACGGTGTGGTCCGCAGCGGGATCGAGGTATGGCAACCCGCTGGCTTCTCCGGCACGCCGGAGGAGACAGGGCGCGTGTTGTTGTTCGCAGTCGGAGGCGATGCCGCCAATCTGCGGGCACTCCCGGTCGTTGATGATCAGCGCTACGGCGGCCAGGAGCCGGGCGCGCGGACGATGTATTGTCGGGACGGCACCCGCGTCTCTGTGCGGCCGGGTGGGCTCGTCGAGGTCTGGGGCGGCACATCGATCACCACCAACTCGCCGACCTGCGTGATCAACGCGCCGAACGGGGCGACGATCAATGGTCCCCTGATCGTCAACGGTTCAATCACCGCCACTGGCGACATCACCGACAGCTCGGGCACAAACACGGCGACCGTTGCGGCTTTGCGCAGTGCGCATGACTTGCATAAGCATACGGCCACCGGCGGTTTGACGAGCACGCCAAACATCACGGTTTAACCTCTCTTAAAATTCGGTGTTTATAGCGGGGGGCTTGTCGGTTGGCATGCCCGCTGCTTGCGGCTGGGCACCATACTCGCCGCATGCTCGATTTTGCCCTCGTTTATGACCCGGTTTCGCGTTGCGCCGACATGGCCTTCAACGGCCGCGATTTCGTGCTTGATGCGACACCTGCGACCCCGCTGATCATGAGCATCGGCTGCGAGCGCCGGGCCCGAAATGACGACACGTTGCCCGACGACATCACCAATCCGCTTGCCCCCTCGACCTTGATGGCCAAGCGCGGCTGGTGGGGCGATAGCCTCAACCCGCCGGGCCGACTGACGGGCAGCCGCACGTGGCTCGTGCAGCGCGCGAAGGCCACGGAAATCACCCGTAAAGCCGTCGAAAACTACCTGGCGGAAGCGACGGGTTGGCTCAGCACTGATCTCGGGCTGAACGTGCAGATCACCGTACGTTGGCTGTCATCGACCTATCTTGGCTATCGCGTGCGTGTTGGAAGCACCGAGCTGGCGCTGCAACTGGCGCTGTCGTCATGAGCTGGCCGATCCCTGCCCCCGGCGACATCGCCAACCGCGCTGCCGCGACCTACGAGGCGATCCCGGCGCTGGCGGGCATCGATGCCCGCAGCGAGAACAGCCTTGCTGCGGCGAACTGCAAGCTGCTCGAAGGGGGTATGCTCGATCTCTATTTTGAGCAGGGCAACATCGCCCAGGAGATGATGGTCGACACCGCACAGGCCAATCTGGCGCGGTTTGGCAATATCTGGGGGGTGCCGCAGCTCCAGCCTACGCCATCGAGCGGCACCGTCACTTTCACCGGATCGCCCACCACCGTTATTCCGTCTGCATTCGAGCTGACCGCTCCATCTGGTGTGATTATCTCCACCACGGCAAGCGCGACCATCGGCTCGGGCGGTAGCGTTTCCGTCGCAGTATCCGGGCAAGCTTCGGATGGATCAGCGTCCAATCAGGCTTCAGGGACTGTTCTCAAGGTCACCACGCCGCTGCCAGGATTGGCTCCTCAGCAGGCGACGGTGTGCGCCGCGAGTGATGGGTCTGGGCTGTCGGGCGGCACGGATATCCAGGACATTGAGGCATGGCGCGCGCGCATTCTGGCGCGCATCCGGCTGCCGTCGATGGGCGGCAGTAAAAGCGACTATGTGACCTGGGCGAAGCAGGCTCTCGACACGGTCGCGCAGGTCAATCCGATCACTGCGGCCGGATCTGTGGCCGTCGTCATCTCAATGGTTGGACCATGTGCTCCGACGACGGCCGAGATTGCGATTGTGCAGGCATACCTCACCAGTGACGCGGTGGGGCCGGTGACGGCGGATATCACGGTGGCTGCCGCCACGTTGGCCCCGGTGAATTTCACCATCCATCTCAATCCGGATACGCCAGCGATCCGGGCCGCCGTCATCAATGCGCTCACGCTGGAATTTTTGCTGAATTCGATCATCGGATCGACCGGCTATTTCTCGCGGTATCAAGCGGCAATCAGCAGCGCCAATGGCGAGTGGAGCAACGAGCTTTCCGCACCGACGGTTGATGTCGCATGCGGTCCTGCTCAGCTCCTCACCTTGGGGGTGATCACATGGGTGTAACGCGGTCCCCATCTGACGTGCTCGCTGAGCTGCTGCAGCTTCTGCCGTCTGGCTGGGCGATCAGCAAAGCGCTGTCTGGCTACGTCGCGGCGTTCCTTTCGCCCATGGCCGCCGAGCTATCGCGGATTGAGGTGTTGGCGAACCAACTCCTCGCTGAAATCGATCCGCGTGAAGCGGTCTATCTGCTGCCCGAATGGGAGCAGATGTTCGGCCCCGACCCCTACGGCCGTGACGTGACGCTGTTGCCGGAGGACCAGCAGCGCGCGCAGATCTTCCAGCGCCTGACAGCGCGCGGCGGCCAATCGCGCGGCTATTTCATCGGGCTGGCAGCACTCTTCGGCGTGACGATCACCATCACGCAATTCCAGACCTCCCAATGCGGGGCCATCGAATGTGGTGCTGCAGACTGTGGCGGGACGCCGGCGCAGTTCTACTGGATGGTCAGCCTGCCACTCACCGAGGCGCTCGATGCGGAATGCGGCGCTGCCGAATGCGGCAATGCCTACTGCGGCGGCTCGGTTGTGCCGTCTCCCATCGTGCCGGTCATCCAGCACGATGCCCCCGCCCATACCATTCCCATTTTCTCCTACACGGGGTGACCATGGACCGCGTTTCAGCCGCCAATTTCCTGACCGTTAGCGGTCGACGCATGTGGCAGGATAAGAACCCGGGTGCGGGTATTCCTGCTGGCACCGAGTTCATCGCAGCCTTCATGAACTCGATCCAGGAAACCATTTTGGCGGCGATCGAGGGCACCAATCAAACGCCGACCGACGCCAACGTCGCCCAGTTGCTGCAGGCAATCATTTTGCTTTCCGGCGCAGGTCTCACATCTGTGAGCGCCAATGTGGCGTTGACTGCCAGTAACGCCGGCGTTGTGCTCGTCAATGCGGCGGCCGGATCACTGACCGTCACGCTGCCTGCGGCGAACAGCCTCACCGGGTCTGTGCAGGGCTCTCCCCAGCTCAACCGGCTCCCGCTGACAATCATCCGCACCGATACCTCGGCCAACACGGTCACCATCGCCTGCGCGGGTGCCAACACGCTGGCGGGCGGGGCCACCAGTATGGCGTTGGGCGTGGGGGCGTGGGTGGGTTTGGCCAGCGATGGCGTATCCGTTTTCTATATGGTTGCGGGTTCGGCGGGCGTGCTGGGTGCAACGGGCTCGGTGGCAGGCATCGCCTCGAACTTGATCATCTCAACGGTCGGCATCTCGAATTTTACCAGCGTCATCACTGCGGATGCTGTGGTGCTCAAAAATTCTGCCGGCGCCGCTTGCACAGTCAATAATGTCACCGTCTCGGCGGTTATCACCACCGGTGGTGCGGGCGGTCTGAGCACTGGTGCTCTCGCCGCGTCGACGTGGTATTACGTCTGGCTGATTTTTAACGGCTCTACGATTTCTGCGATTTTTGATCCGTCGGGAACTGCCCC